AGCCGCCCTGCATAGCTGCTGCCATCCAGTTAGGGTCTGGTATAAGTATCTTAGCACACTCATCAATGCTATCTTCGTAGACCACACGGTAATCTGACTGATAGGCTTCTAGGTTTTCTTTTGCCCAGCACAGTCTGTCCCATAAGTGTGTGCCTTGAAACTTAGGTGTCTGCATTATGCTAAAGCTCCATGCGCTGTCATTGAGGAGTTAGTGCCAGCTCCATCAGCTAATGCTGAAGAATTGTCGAACTGTCTGTAAGAAATAACCGAGGCTGAATCGTTATCAACAACATCATTGCCTAAAGTGTAATGATTGCCGCCACCAGTTAAAGAGTATCCAGTTGCTGAAGCAAAGGAACTTATTATATTAGCTGCTGCGTCACCATCAGCTGTATCTGTCATGGTAGAGATGTTAAGACTGCTACTAATTGTCGGCGTACCCATAACAAACTGAATCCAAGCCTTCGCACTACCATTAACAACAAATTTTGTGTCGGTAGAATTTGGTATCGTAACAGCAGATCCACCTACTGTTTCAGTAGTAGTCGTACCCTCAATAGTATCCGCTACAATTTTCCCAGCCATTACGCTAAATCCCCAATGGTTGCAGTTGCAGTTATATCTCTGTTAGTGTTGGTTCCAGCTGCGTTAGAAGTAAAAAACTTACAATCACTTGTTGTCATTTCTGCATTGCTCCAAAGCCCCGAAAAAGCAGTTGAAACAGGTAACTCCACATAATCTGCGTTAGCCATGTTATTTGTAAACACTGTTGTCCACGCACCATCACCAGACTCATCTATGAGTGAACTTTTATTGAAGCTGTCATCAAAAGAAGGTGAACTAGCAGTGCCAATAAAATGACCCCATGATTTACACAACCCTTGCTGAAGATTAGTTGTGGTTGAGTTACCTTCACCTGTTACAGCAATAGAGCCAGCAGTGCTTACGCCAATAAGAGCGTTTGCTTTAAGTGTACTCATGCTAAGTCTCCTACAGTCATGCAATACGAGCCATTGTGGTCTTCCAAAGCCCCATTTGAACTACCGTTAGACCCGTAAAAAGTGTTAAACTTAATTGAAGATGCAGACTGAGGACTACCCCCTGATTGGTCTGAATTACTACCGCCCCTAGTAGCTCCTGAATTGCTACTACTACCGTCATTTGTGGTGTTAAAAGAACAAGTTATGATACACTTATCACTAGCACCAGATAATCCGTTAGTATAAGTGCTAGTATAATCACCTTCCGCATTATCAGTCAAAGTGCTCTGATTGAATGATCCATCTGTTGTTTGGTTAACAGCATCATAATTGACCCAATGTTTAGCGGCCTGTTGTTTAGTCAGCGTGACAGGGCTGCTACCATCACTTGCTACGATTGTATCTGCTTTAAGTGTACTCATTTAAACCACCGTATATGTTTCGCCAGAGCCAACCGTAACCGTCACACCACTATTAATTGTTATAGGGCCAGCAGACATAGCGTTTTTGCCATTCGTAATAGTGTAGTTTGTCGTAACCGTCTGACCATTTTCATAAAAGACTTGGTCTGAACCGCCGCCAGTTGCACCAGCCGCTATGCCTGTAAGGTTGCTGCCGTCAATGGCTGGCATTGTGCCTGTAAGATTGGCAGCAGGAATATTCCCTGTGCCAGTAATATTATTGTTATTTAAATCAAGATTACCGCCAAGTTGTGGAGTGGTGTCACTTACAAGGTCTGTTGATACTGTGCCAAAAGATAAATTGCCGCCGCCATCTGTTTTCAAGAACTGACCAGCAGAGCCATCTGATGTTGGATAAGACAACCCATCAAGGATGATTTTTCCAGAACCGTTTGGTGTGATGCTTATGTTGCCGTTCGATGTTGAAACAATCGAGTTGCCATTAACATCAAGATTGCCACCTAGCTGAGGAGAACTATCTGCTGCAACATCAGTTAATCCACTTGCAATGGTAATCCAAGCAGACCCATTGTAACGCTTCAACAAGTTTGTGGATGTATTGTAAAATAAATCACCAACATCTAAACTACTCGTTGGGTCAGATGAACCAACACGATATCGTTCAGCAAAACTGTTTACGCCAGAAATATTTGAGGCAACTGTAGTTACATTGGCATTATTTGTTGCAACTGTTGTTACATTGCTAGATATACCAGCTACTGTAGTTACATTACTAGAAATATTTGCAACTGAAGTAACGTTAGATGCAATCCCAGCAACTGTTGTAACATTACTTGCTACACCAGCTACTGTAGTTATATTTGAAGTTATGTCTCCAAGAGCATCAATTTCTGTAGCAAGATTAGCAAGTGCATCAAGATCAGTAACGATTGCAGATGTTGCCAACGTATTCAAGTCAGCAACCACAGCTGTAGTGCCAAGTATAGCCATGTCAGCAACTGCCTCAGCAGTTCCTAATCTTCCAATTTCGGTTGCTTTTGCAGCAACAGCACCAATATCAGAAGCATCCGCAGCAACAGCACTTACGTCACTGGCAATACCAGCTACAGTGGTAACGTTACTTGAAATGCCAGCCACAGTAGTAACATTAGCATTAATTCCAGAAACTGTTGATATTGCATTTGTTGCTGTTGTCCCATCTTGAATATCTGCAAGTGTGGCTATATCAGCAGACGCAGCAGATACAGTTTGCACATCAGTGATGCTAGGCCCAGCTTCAACAGCACCAGTAGATGCATTAAAAGCAAGAGTCTTACCTTTGCGTGTCGCAACAGCAGGAAGTGTAAGTGTTGCATCAACATCAAAATCAGTAAGACGAAGCGATCTATCAATGTCATCTTTAAGGTCTGCTTGAATAGCAATAACTTTATCTAAAGCAGTATTTAATGAACCAACATTGAAAGGCCCAGAAGAAGGGAAGTCAGTAGTTCGTTCAATATCAATGGAGCGAGTAATAACAATTTTAATATCAGCCCCAGAAGCTGCTGGCACGTTTCCAGTAGTGAAGTGGATAAACCCTGTAGTTCCTGAAGTGTGTGCGACTCTTGAGGTTGCATCATTATTATCAGCCGTTAAATAGTGTGTTGTCAGCGTTTTTAATGTGCCATCTTGATAGACATTCAAATCACCATCATCAAAGAACTCAAACGGCACAGTAAACACTTGTTGCGAATTACCATTCGTAACAGTGTATTCAATCCGTGGATCATTATCTGCTAGATTAATAGTCATTCTAGTCCCCTATCATACAAACTATAACAGCTCTACGCACATTTAATAACGTCCTGTGCCAATCATTAATTCACGCATATCGTTTTTTATCGGCAAAACACCAAGAAACGGCGCAGAATAAAATGCGCCTTGCGCTGCATCATTATAATTACCGTTTAGAAAGTCATTTGCTATTCTATAATAATCCAAACCAAGCCCAACAGGTGCGCCAAATGGTTCTGTCAAGCTATCAGCTAAACGCTCATCAGGGTCAGAAGACACAAACTTTGGCGGTATTACAAAATCTTCTGGATTGTCAGATATACCAGCAGCAACACTTAATCCCATATATCCAAGCTCTCCATAAAAACCAACAAGCCCAGAGTGATCTATGAGTCTAGCCATCATTTCTGGTGAATCTGCCCAATTTTCTTTTGCTCTTCTCCACCAAAATTTGTCTTTAATATTAAGAGAAAGATAGCTTAGACCAATCAAAGCAACTGCACCCTGTAATCTATATCTACGGTCAGGGTCTATAACAGCAGACATTATTTTATTGTTTGCGCCAAAAATAAAATTCATAAATGTAAACGGTAAAGACATTGTGCCAGATTCCATGCGAACCATCTTTACGCCATCAGATGATGCACGCTCATCAATCTCGTACAGTTTAGGAAACTTCTTTCGCATGGCTTGCGTGTATGCATTGTCTTTAATATAAGCAACACCATCCATAATAAGCGGTCTATCAAATGCTTGCCCCATAACAACAGCATTGTCTGCATGTGCTGCTGTTGCAGCTTGATAGCGGCGTAGCATGTCACGCTCTCTAGCTGTAGATGAAGGCCAAGCATCTGTATTGGCTAACAAAAAGTCATCACCTTCAGCGTTCTGTGTTGGCATGTCATTAACATAATTAGCTAGGTCTTCATCAAAGCCATATCTAAATAAATATTCTTTATCTCTTGCGTCTATTGTGCCATCAGCAAGTTGCTTAGATAGACGAATAAATTTATCATTTACAAGTATTTGATCTAAAACCTTAAGAGCAGTTGTAATGGGGCCAAGAAAGTTGGCTGTATAAAAAAACCGATTGCCAATTTCTTGCGTTCTTTCCATGCGCGTTGCTTGTACACGTTTTACACTGTCACCTAACAACTTACGCATAACAACATTGCGAGCCATGTCTAAAGCAACACCAGCATTTCTTGCTTCTTTAAACACTTGCCCTCGTGTAGTTGAGTCAAGAGCAGCCCATGACGCACGCAAAACATCTTTCATACCATGAGACAATATAATAGTACCTAAGTCAGCTATTGCATTAATACCTGCTTCACCAAGATATGTTACACCAGCCCAGAACTGAGCAAACTTTGATGATGCATTATCAAACCTATCAGGATTGCGAACAAGAGAACCCATAACTCTGTCGTATTCACCAGTAAATGCTGCACGTACATCAGCTATTTGTTCTTCAGTATTGCCATTACGACGCATTTCTTTTGCTATATCGCTAAGAACCTCATCTACATCACGACCTTCATAAGCACGATGAAATTCTATCTTACGACCAGCACGTTCTGCATAAGTGTAAAAAACATCCATGTTCTTGACCATAAAGTCATTGATCATGTGTTCATCTATATCTGTTTTGCGCTTACGTAAATGTTTAGAATTGCCAGCGACACCAGTAGGACGAGCATCTTCTAAATCATCAGCAGACTCTTCCATAATTCTACGTAATGTATTAGCAGCAGATTCCTCTGCTTGTTCTGGGGCCATGCCTTTAGCAATATAATGTTTAGTAAAAATATTTTGCAAGTTAGCACGCTCTGTTGGGTCTTTTAATTTTAGCTTGTCGTAATAAATGGAAAACACATAATTTTTGCGTGTAGGGCTATCAAGCAAATCTTGTAATTTGACAATGCGAACATCAATGTCATCCATTTCATCGCCAAGAGTTGCTAACTTGCTCGCTTGTTTTTTAGACTGACTACCGCGTGCTTTTACATTATCTTCAATATCTGCAACAAGTTGAGCCTTTTTAGCTTTAGCTGCTTGTAGTCTAGTAACCTCTGCATTAATTCTTGCATCATCCATAAGCAAACCAACATCACGAAAATCTGCATCAAATTTTTGATAAAAATCTCTAATAAGAGTTGCTGCTTGTTTCTGTTGATTATCCATAGCATTAGCACCAAAACGTGGTGTAGGTGCAGTAGAGTCAATATATTTTGTTATTGTATCTTCAATCCAATTATCAAAGTCTTTATTGAACGGATTAAAATCTGCTGCGTATGCACCAAAAACTTGTCTTGCTTTCTTGCGTCTACCATTAGTTATTGATTGTATATGCAAATCACGAAGACGCTCTTCTAACTGACGAGCAATGCCAGTATATACAAATGAGCGTTGATACACAGATTGTGTGCCACCTTCAGTTCCTTGCCCACGCAAACCAATAGAAGAGTTGTAAGCAAGTTTAGTTAGCTTTTCTTTGATGCCAGCACCCAACCATTTCTTGTTAAGTAGACGTTGTATGGGCGAGCCAAAAGGATTGACTGACTTTGGATTATATTTATCTTCTGGATTGATTTTGAGTTCACCAGTTTCAGAATCAACAAATTGTGCTGGTCTTTCACCTTTTGCATGTTGTCCTGACTTGCGTACAGTAGAGCGCAAGAATGGCATAATGTGTGGCGCACCTTTGATGACTGGCCCTAACGCCGTTGATAGTGCTGTTGTTGCGGCAATATTCCACGCTGCTTCCCATTCCTCATCAGCTACAGCAAATGGCGCACGCCTTGCTTCTGACGCAACACCATAAGCAAAACCAGCAGTACCTAACCTACCAGCAGCAGACAAAGCTGTTGCACCAAGACGAGTTACATTTAGCATAGGAACAAAAGCGGTAAAGAACAGTGGGTCAGCAAAACCAGAAGCAAGACTAGCAGTAAATGCACCACGCTCTAGATTACTACGTCTATCCAAAACATTTTGCACTCTTTGTTCTAAGAACCGCAGATGCTCTAAATCTTTTGCTCTTGCTAAGTCATCAAAGTATGGCAGATACTTATCTTGCACATGGTCTTCAATCTTAAAAGATGGGTCAAAACCTCTTTCACCAAACCGATATTCTTCTTGCACAGTTTCAATAAGAGGCATGTTGTTGTAAGCAACGCCAGAAGAAAATGTCTGCCACCAAGTAGGCGTTGTCTCATAACGCATTTCGTTTGGCACAGGTATAAGAAAATCTTTGCGTGTAGGTTCAAGTTCAATCATGGAACCATCACATCCGGTGTTACTCCACCAGTACCTTGCTGTGATTGCTGATACCTGTCAGCAGCAGCACGCAAATCTGTAATGTGGTCATTCTGTGACTTTTGATAAGCAAGCTCCATAGCTCTAGAAACAGCCATACCACCTACAACAAGCGGTCTGTTGTTGCGCATAATAGGAGAACCATCTGTCTTAACGACATAATAATATGGCATCTGTGTGCCGCCTCGTGGGTCTGGAATCAGCTTAACACGGCCACTCTTTAGCGTAAGTGATGGATCAATAGCATTTAGTGCTGCGTCAACATGTAATTCAAAGGTAGGATAGTATGCACCATATCTAGCTTCTGGCGAATAACGTGATGTTGCATCAGCATCACCAGTTGGTGAATAGATATGTTTTGACTTAGCAAATATCTTATTCTTTGATTGATTTAAAATATCTTTTGTCTTTGCTGAACCGTGTGTGTAAAGCAGAACAGGAATCAAATCTTGGAAGAAAGCTATCTCTTCTCCTGACTTCGCTCCTGTTTTATTCATAAATGTGTCCATAGTATCACTACCCATAATGCGCTTCACCGCATCGCCACGTTCATTAGAAGACATGCGCATAAACTCTGCACGTTTTACAGCAAATGTATTTAAATCCATTGATTGCAACGAGCCTGAGTAGGTACGCAATGCTTCCATCTTTACAATGGTTTGATCATCGAGGCTGCGTGATGTAAACACACCATTCTGGAATGTCATGTTTTCATACAAGCTAAGAAGTTGATCTGCTTTACCTGATGCAATAGCCATATCATACAAAGCATCATCTTCAAAAATATCACGCAACGGCTTTGGCAAAGGCGAATTACTCATTGCAAGTTGTTCTAAGAGTGTCGTCTGATTATCAAAAAAGTTTAAATCAGTGCCAAGTCTATTGACAATATCTGCACCACTCTTAATCCCTTGCTCTTGTAGTAACTGTTCTGAACGAGCGGTAGACAAAACACCACCTGCTTGGAAGTGATTGAGCGACACAGCGTTTTGGAAACGTGTCTTGTTAGTGTTGAATATCTTTTCTCTGTCATTTGCGTATGTACGCAATTCAGTTTTTAATTTACTTCGTACAGCAGCCATATCAGGGTTAGCTGCAAAACTTTGCGTAAATCCTATTTGCTCTAGCTTTTGTCTAGTATCAGCAGGTAAGTCTTGCATTGTTTCTGGTGATTCAAGAACAGATAACATACTACGCAAAAGGTCTTGCTCTTGATTATAGTCAGAATATGGATTCAAACTAATCATATAATCAGCAGCAATTTTACTGGCAATATTTTTTATTCTGCCACCATGATATGCAAGTTTAACTGCGTTACGCAGTTCTGTTTGCTTGCCAAGTTCAAGTCTATTGCCATGCAAATCAATAAACTCATTTATGCTTGCTTCAATTCTTTCGCGAACAACGTCAAGATTTGTTGTTGTTGCAGGGCCTCCTATTTCAGAACCCCCTACAACTACTTCTTGTGACCCAGTATCTGATGCTGCGAGCGCAGACATATATGCTATAGCTTCATCAAGTTCTGCTGCTTTGTTTTTAAAATCTTTTTTCATAGCTGTATCGTATGCTTTGACACGAATATCAGTTAAGTGTTCAGCTATAGTTGGAGCAGATATTTCTTCTATATATGCTTTATATCTTGGATTTAGCTCAGTTGTTTTCTTAACCCAACCGTCCATATCAACATCAAATTGATCTGCTGTAGCAGGGCTACCATCATCACGTACTCTTGCTTGCTTTGCTTTGCTCAACAAATCAAGTTTAATTGCTGTTTGATATTTAGAATCTACAAGGCTTTTTGCAGTACGTTTCGCAACAGGAGACATTGCATCTGGAATAGGTTTGTATTCAACAATGCCATCTTCATTACGTGTTTGTAACTGTACTGCATACTCACGACCAACCTCTTGTTGTTCAGCCACAGCAAGTTTATATCCTTGTTCCGCAAGACTGTATCCAGTTTGCTGTAAAGATTGCGCCGCTCTTGCACCAGCCATACTTGGTTGCACAATACCAATGGGCGATACAAGAGGTGTTTGCACTTGGAACTTTTTAATAGCCATCAATCAATAGTCCCTGTTGGTGTAATCTGATACATTTTTGTGCCAGCATTAAGAAAGTTTTGCATTGTTTTATTTCTGGCAGAGCGTCTTGCTGCATCTCTATCCATACGTGCTTGGTCTGCTGCCATAGCAAATCTCGCCTGTTGACCAAGCGACCTAATTCTAGAAGCGTCCATACCCATTCTTGCTTTATCTTCCGCGCTTTTTCTTATAGCTTTTATAGAACGATCTTGTCTTGCTGTTGTAAGAATTACTGATTGTTCGTATTCATTAAATGCAGATACCCTAGCATTGTGATCTTGTAACGCACCAAGTTGTGAGCGTTTCATTTCTTCATAATTTTGGCGTTCACGAGAATTAGCTGCACCTACAAGAGCAGCTTTTTCATCTTGTATTCCTTGTTGAGTAAGCAGAAAACCTGCACCTATTAATGCAATATCCAACATTAAAATGCCACCTCAATAACCATACCGTTGATTTGCAAATCTAACGGTGCTGACTGTGATATAGTTACCCGTGGGTCTTTACTAAAACCCAACGGCCTAAATTCCTCTTTACCTGTTTGTTTAACACGAGGTTGTGAAGGATCAAAGTTTACGTTACGAATAATCATATCGGTTCCATTAACAGAAACAGATAGCGTGTCGTTAAGGTCAAGATCAACTAACGAAAGTCTACGTGGCCTTGCAGTCAAAGGCCCACCTTGTACAGCAGCATCAATAGGCAGTGTCTTTAATTCTGGTGTAAACTTGTAACCAATCTCAGCAGACGTAGACGTTGCATCAACAGCAGACACATCTGCATTGCTACTAGCAACAGTAAATGAGCCTAAGTATTCTGTACCTTCAACAACATCAACAGATGCACCATTAGCAAACACAGAAGATACATTAAAGACACCAGCAGTTCCTGTATAATCTTTACTGCAATCAAGCTGAAAGTCAGTATCAAACTGTTCAAGATATAGCTTTGTTGTGCCATCACCTTGGTCACGCGACACAACAGCAAACAAGTTATTATCTGTAGACCCAACAGAAACGTAGTTACCGTTTGTTGTCCAGTTCATCCAACCTAACTTCTTTTCGTTACGAATGTGGTAGAATACAGATATGTTACCATCACCATTCAAAAAGAAGCCATAAGCCCCAGACCTATTTAAAGAGCCTTTAACGACCGCTAGTTGCTTTGGATTGTTTATAAGGTGGGAAGATAGCAAAGACACCTGTGCGCCAACGTAAGCCCCTTCAGAATCCGTAAACACAAACTCTCTAACAGCAGTACCAGTTGACTGCACAAACAATGTTGCACCATCAATAGATTGCGGTCTAACAAAGCCAGTACCGAATGGAGTCTGCGCAGATATTTTTGCATTAGCTGGTGTTAATGGCTGCGTTGTAGAACTAGGCAGAAAAAACTCACCTTGCGATGCAAACACTTGCAAGTCTCTGTTTGATACCAAATGACGAATACGATTTGTTACACCAGCAGCAACATCTAAATCTATAGCATCTGTATCTTCGCCCTTGCCAACATCAAAGTTAAAATACTCTGCTGTTTTAGAACTCCATATACCATCAGGTTGACTATCAGTACCGCCAAACCAAAGACGATTTTCATGAAATGTTATAGCGGATGGAAAGCCACGAAATGTAGAGTATGATTGTTCAAACCATTCTGTAGTAGCTGCTGTTGATTCTATTGTAACAGAACCGCCACCAATATCCTCTAATGAAGCACTAGCACCAGCAGTCACCTCATATTTATTTTCATCAATAATACGAGATATTGTTCTTGTACCATTTATATTCGATGCTGATATACCACCTACACCACCAGCATTTGCAATAGTAACAGAAGCACCAGACGCAAGACCATGATTTACATGTGCAATCTCTATTGCAGAAACATCTTTTTTTGTTTTGATGGCATCAATATCTAATTGTTTTTGTATTGTGCCTTTAATATTACCAGTAACATTTTGTGCATCTGTAAAACCAGTTATAACAACTTCAGTCTCACCAATAAGCAATCTTGTGCCAACTTGTGCGCTATTAAAATAATCAGCACTTGTTGTAAAGGTTCTGCCTGTTCCAGATGTATGAGATGGAGTTATAGTTACACCAGCACTTTGAAAATTATAATATGGCTGAAAGGTTTTGTTGCCATCTAATGATGTTTCAAAAGCGTACTGTTCACGCACAAATGTATCCAATGCTGTACGTTTTAATATAACAGGGAAAAAATCTGAATGACAAAAGAACATAAAGTCACCAGATTGAGCAAATGTAATCTGTGGTATGCGTGCGCTTGTAAATTCAGAAAAGGCAACAGTTGCACTTAATGACACCGCACCAGTAGTAGGATTAATAAAAAATGCATCAACATTTCCATTACGAAGGGCAATAATATATTTCTCATCGTCTGAAAAAACAAACGGCTCAATCCTTATCTGTTGCGTTAAGGTACTATCGTAAGTATCTGAAAACTTATGAATAAACTTCGAGCCGGGCCTTTTTATGACACCGCCTTCAGCACGTATAAAAAAGTTAGTAACTTTTTCGGCAGCATTTTGATAAACCTGAGAGTCAGTCCTTGATGTTAAAGAAGGGCTGATTTCACCAAAAGAAAAGTTGTTTAAAGGTACACGGACGCGTGCCATTAACTTCTCCTTTCAGTAATGAACCTCGATGTTGTCAGCTTGCGTGTTGTTTGTTGTTGTGCATCAAGTGTTTTGGCTTGTTGCATTAACAACTGAGCTTTACGTTCCATCATTTGAGCCATTTGTTCATCTCTGGCAATAGCTAACGCAAAACTTGCAGCCAAAGAATATTGAACAGCTAATGTAAAGTAACTTGGGAAATCTGTTTCTCTTGCACGAAAAGTATAATCAATAATTAAAGTTGATGTACTAGACTCATCACAAAATATCTTATCGCCATATATTGTGTACGCAATAAGTTGATCATCAATAGTGACAGCATGAACCATTAAATTATCTGATGGTATTTGATAAGCAGCATCAAAACGACCAGTTGGCTCATTTGTCAATCTATTTAACTGTGCCTGATTTGTGGCAAAACGCCATCGTGTTGTACACAATGCTGTACGTACAGTATCTTCATAAATATTATCTGCAACCAATGCTTCTGTACTGTCTGCAGAAAACGAAGTAATAGGATTCGCGCCAATAAGTATCAGGGCACGAGACGCAATATCAATATCTGAATTAGCTACACTACTCATTTGGTTATGGGGGGCCAAAGCCCCCCACTTCCTTAGTCAGAGTCTGAGACTGTCAGAGCAGTTCCGTCTGCAATATCGACAACAGTGCCAGTATTGGACAGAACAACAGAAATGCCCATAGTAGGAGCATCAGAGTCATAGACAAAAATAACATCACCAACATTCATCATGTCAGCAGCGTCATTAAAGTAGCCAGATACACGGACTGCTGTCAGTGCATCTGTTGAGGTGTAGAACCACAGATTGTGACCGCCACCAGTAGCCATATTAGTTAGGCCAGAAGCTGAATAAGCCATGCTCTACTCCCTATGTGTTGTTATCAAGGACTTCATAGATACCATTGTCATCAATAACAGTAGCACCCATTGACATCATTGAAGTTGCAAGGTGTGCAGCTTTTTGCGGCACATAATTAATTTCAGTTTGAACATCTGAGTTGATGCCCAAGCCGACAGCAGATGTGTGGTAAGCCATGTTCTTACCAGCAGTAATTGCTGATGTAGAAAAAATCTTGAAGCCAAGAAATTCTTTCATGGTCATGCCACCTGCGTATGGCAGGTTCTGTTCACCAACAAAATCGCTTGAAGCAAATTCAGTAATCAAGAACAGATCAGCATATCCTTTTGGATGCATAGCCAAGAAACGGCCACCATCTTCTGGGATATTTGCAGAGCCAAATGTTTCAAACAATGACAACAAATCTGCTTTTTCAAGAGCAGATGATGTGTCATGAATTTGAGTTGAATTAGCACCTGCGTCCATTGCAGTATAAAGAATCTCGTCAGTCTTACGACCAAGAGCAGCAGCAGCAGATTGTGCTACAGCTTGACGTTCATCAATATTAGTCTTTAATTCATCGAGCTTGTCGATGTATTCAGCCGCGTAATGGTCAGCCATAGTTGCCTCAACCTGTGTGTGGGTGAGTTCCATAGCGGTAATGTCACCATTGCGTGACTTTGTAGAAGCAGAACCAGTACCGATTTTTTGGAAGCGAACAGTGCTACCAGCAACATTGCCAACTGTGCGTACAGTGTTACGCAACTTTGAACCCATGCGCTGATAAGCCATGTGAACTTCTGACTCGAACTGCTTGATAAATGCGACATCAATAGTATTCGCCATTTTATCAGTCCTTTCAAAAGAGGTTTACGTTTACGACACAGTTGTCCGTAACATCGCGTCAATCGGTTATCCCGCAGGGCCGTCAGCTAGAAACAGGCTGTACTATTCAAATCTCACTTCTATATCACGTTGGCAACGCACAAAACGTAAACAATGATAACCATTTATAACGGTAGGTTGATTTGAAAATGAATATCCTAACCAATCAAGCCATTTGATAGTACGTTCATGTTCAATAGGCACAAGATTTTCTACCCAATCATATTGGTCACAAAGCCAATTTGACATTAATTTTGATGTTTTTAAAAATTTTCGTGGTATATCATCCAACACAGAAGAACCTAGCATCCATATATGACCAGATGTAAGGTCTTGTTTATTCTCAAAAGGAAATACACCAAACATACAAACAGGTTCATCTTTATACAAACCTGTCCATGTTCTTGCATGTTTGCTAGATAAAGGTACGTGGAGCGCACGCCACGGTGTTGCGCCGTGAATCATGCACTCCCGTATATCGGTGTCTCGAAGATGATGTTGTAGATATCCAGCATGTTCTATCGTTGCCGTTACAATCTTAACATCACCATCTTCATGGAAGGCGTTAATTGAAGACTTTGGAAAAACCTGCTTGGACTTCCTTGACATAGGCTGGGTCTCTTTTTGCTGGATTCCAATAACGCTCATCAGTCATCATAGAGCGCAGTTTATCTTCTGTTATTGCAGTAGGTAAACCTGCATCAGCAGACATTTGCGCACCACCTACCTTAGACATAATAAACTCAAGAGCCTCAATGCCCTTTGCTGTTTGCCCAATCTGCAAGATAGCATCAGCATGTTCTTCTGGAAAAAATTTATTTGCCCACAAGTCAACAGCTTCAATGCGTGCATCAGCATTGTCACCAAGATTAGCACGTTCTTGTTCCAAGTCAGGTGTTTGTGATTTTATAAAATCTGCATATTGTGCTATGCCAGATTCAAACTCTTCTTGGCTATACGCGTTTTCAAATGCATGATCAGCCCACCATTGAAACAGTGGATTATCAACAACCATTTCTGCATCAACAGATTCTGGTATCTGATAATCACCAGCAGTAGCTGGTCTGTTTTCATAAGCAGCAGTTTCAAACTCTTGTATAATTTGCTGCCGTAGTTCTTCTTGACCAGCACCAAGTTTCTGTTCAAGAGATTGATAAGAAGACGCAAGGTCTTCTGGTGTATTAAATTTTTCTGGTAGCCATTCTGGACGTTCAGCTACAGGTGCTTCAGTTGTGACTGTGGCTTCAGCCGCTACTTCTACATTATCTGCTTCGCTCATTTCTTTGCCTTTTCTGCTTGTTTAAATCGCCTCTCTATGAGGCCCACTAAATAACGCTGTCCTTCTAAATGACGTAGTTCAGCGTCAGAGATGTTTGCACCACTAACAGATTCGATAGTAATAGAACGCAAATATTGCATCACTGCCTTACCATTAGGTGTGCGAAACAAACTATTGATATTTTTAGATATTCTATCGTCTTCTTCTTTTGGACGAGGAAACCCATCAAGGCCTAAGTTGAGTGACATCTGGTACTTCACCTTGTTGCTGTGCTTGTTGATATCGTTGTGCAGCTTCTGCAAGCTGCTGTCGTTCTACGCTATCTCGCACAAGACTATCAGGTACACCAAATTTTTCAGCCAAATGTACTGCAACATCTTCAGATTTAATTAACAAATTCAAAATCTCAGGCCCAAACGTACCGCCAACTAACTGCAAATAGCGTGATATAGATGTAATATCTTGATTAGCTTGTGCTTGTGCAAGGGGTGAAACAGAACGAACCTTAACTTCTCTGCCATTTATAACAGGTATTTCAATACGACCTTGCTTTTTTAAAAGATACACAACACGCTGCAATATTGGCTGCACCATCTCAGCTTGCAATCTACCAAAAGCAGACCCAATGCGTCTGGATAAATCAGCCATGCGTTCTGCAACTTCTGTTGCTGACGCTGGTGTTCTATTCGGATCACCAAGCATGTCATTATACAAAGCTCTTTTAATATTGTTGCGCATGTCATTTAGAATAAGATTAGCAACATTAAAATCGCCAGCAGCACGTATTGGTTGTAATCCCATTGACCCCATCGCCTTTGGGATGATCGTCCCTGGCACAAGATTAATTGTATCTGTGTTCATAACGCCATCATCATCCATCTGATAGATGCCTGAGATAGCCATCTGTGCATTTTCAAGAACAAGCTCGATTGTTAAATTAGTTGTTTTGATTGCACTAAGGGCGTTGACAAGAGGGCCGCGTCCATAAATTTCGCCACTGGCTTTAGACCAACGAAAACATATAAACGGATTAGAACCTGCACCATCAAACTGTTCGTAGTAAATTACTTCTTCAGCCGCAATATCGATAACATAATAGTCATAACGCTCTTCATTGCGTTTTTCATAGTTTCTACAAACCAGTTCAAGAATCTTACACTCTGCTTCTGGCTGTGTTGCAATAGCTTTAGCAAGTCGTTCTGAAACGACAGCACGCTCATAGGCAACAGGAATCGAGCGGTTCTTAAGAACCCTCTCTCTAAACACATGGTCAATCGAGCCATCTGCACCTGTATCAAGCACGACAGACGGAAGCGGTATCGCGTTAAAGCGTATTGGATTGATTGAGTCACCTTCTTCAACAAGCAAGACGCCTGTTCCAATAGCCAAGTCCATAAACGATTCATGTATCTCTTGACCAAAATTAGAAGATTGTAGAACTTCAAAAACATAATCAGTCACCACATCAAGTTGATTATTTACTTGGTCGACTTGTTCATCTGGAATTTCAGAACCAGCAACAAAATCTGCCCAACGTGCAAAGTTTGGCACAAGACCAGATTGAAGACGAGAAGCAAACTCCTGTGTTCCAACCACAGCAGTTTCGTCAAAAATTTTATCATCACGACGTTGACCAGCAACTTCATAATAAAATCCTTGACGCATAGGCAATGCATATTCATAGCACTCATCAAACAAAGGTTCAAAGTTTAAGCGTTTTTCTTTTGCACGCTCATACTTTTCTAACATTGGTTTTGTCTGGTGCATTACAGAGTCTCGTCAAAATAACCCATGCCGCCTCTGCTACCTGTCAGCAAAGATGTAGCACCAGAGCCACGACGTTGTTGCTTAGCGGCAGTTTCTACACCTTTTTCTCTTGCCTCGTCACGCCTTCTGCGCTCTTCCGCCTCTCTTTGCTCACGAGCATCTTTTTCTGCTTTTTTGGCAGCCTCTTGTTCAGCTTTTTCTGCTGCGGTAAGCGGTGGTGGGCCTTTTGGTCTACTTGTTGCTACACACATAATAGTCTCCTTTAGTTTTTCATACAGTTGCTTTTACACACAAAGCAACGCACATTTTACATTCTAGCCCAAAGACCTTTACGTTTTTGTCGTGGTTTTCTTGTAAAGACATCATAGTTACGTTCAGCTTGGAAAGGTTTAGGCGCATGCTGCATATTCGTCAAGATTGCACGTCCTTCGCCAGACCCAAGCATTAAATACTGCAAAGCGTCATGTATATGTGAAAAATGATTTTTATCTGGCTTATCCATATAACGCTCGCCAGATACCTGCAATCGTCTGTATTGATAACCACCCTCAAAGCCCTTAATTATATTACGACACCTGAAGTCAACCAATAATCCTGAACTACCATCAACCATACGATTAAGTGCTGAATTAACTGATTCAATCCTAAGAGATACATCATTAGACGGTGCTGGCCTTGCATTAAGACCTGCACCACGCAAAATTTGAAATGGGGTTGACTCGTCAGTTTGAGCGCGAAAATCTCCTGCTGGATCACCAAAGATAATAGCTTCATTAGTTGCATATCTTGTAGACAACTCCTGCCGCAGCACTTCAGTAAATTTAACTATACCCATATCAAACGCCACTATTTCTTGCAGTATTAGCCAACGTCCACGTACTTTTTGTGCTACTACCCCAGCAGGAGTAAGGCCAAAATCAAGACCAATATAAACAGGTAGTCCTGCCGCAACAGGTATTTCTTCTTTGGCAACGTGGACATCTGCTGCAAAATTGGCATAAACGGGTTTACCATCTTTTATACTCCCAAGGCGATTCATCACATATACATCTATCCAACTCTTCGTCTTCCCTTGTACAATGTTCGGATAGTAGTCGGCTCTCATATTCTTTGCGTTTTCTGCGTTCTTGTTTAGAACGTAACCTGTAATGATCCCTTCTTCGTCCTTTGTTTCCAGCATACCTGCTGGTTGTGTGTAGAAATTCCAGTTGTCTGGCTTGACCAACATCTTCGCTTCTTCTTTGGGAATGTGATCTGGAATTGGAACTTCGCCTGACATTATGGGCCACCAGTGATCTTCTTCTGGCGCATTTGTGTCCGCTATGACTCCTGTCCATGTACATCCACCATCTTTCATTGAAGGAAAACGACCTACACGCATTGAGCATGCATCAATAATAGATTTGGGTATCTCCCTCGCCTCGTTGATCCAGATACCTGTCAATTCTAGGGAGAGGAGTTTCTTGACATCTTCTGGTCTGTCGAGAGCGAGGAAGATAACTTCAAGGTCTAGGTCTGCTTTTTTAATGTGATGTGTATACGGCACAGACCAATGGAATTTGCCCCAGTCCTCTTCTGGGAACCAATCCAACCAAGTTTTAATTGTGGTAGTTTTTAACTGTGGGTTTGTGTTTCTGATGACAGCCCAGCGTGATTTACGCATGCCATCCATACCCTTTTCCTGCTGTATAGCACGCCTAAATAATTCAACACAGCAGCACACAGACTTGCCTGACCCAACAGGGCCACGCAATGCACGAAAGAACGAATCGTCTTTCATAAAAGATTTAAGAACTTCACCATCAGGCTTGTAGTTAAATTTGGTCAATCTTGTGATCCTTACCAAACTTAATCATACGTTCCACAACTTCTGGCCCGATAACAGCAATAACTTTGTCTGCCTCTCTGTCAGTCTGGAACTGTTTAGGATGGTAAGCAAGATGCACCTTCTTCACAATCTGGCGCAACATATCACGTTCTTCACGCTTTAGTGTGTGTAGAAAGCTCATCTGTATCTTTTGGTTTTATCTGATATTTTTTTAGGCTGTTTGGAGAACTGCTTACCAGCACGAGTTGCTCTTCTTTTAGCAGCAGTGGACGCTGCATATTCTTGCGGCGATAACGCCTTAATTGCGGCTGATGGTAGATAACGCTCGCCTGTGGCTTTTGGCCCTTGGGTGGATGGCTTGCCACTTTTGGTTCTCCATTTTTGCTTTGTCCACTTCCGTAAAGAAGCCTGTGACGGTCTTAAAGCCATAGTTTCTTTCTCGCTACAATATAAAAAAAGCCAGCAAACATAAACAAAATAGCAAGAGATAAAGAAACAATGCCGATAACTTCAATAATCTTCTCTCTTTTTAGCCGCGCCTCTTTTATCTGTCTTTGTCTTTTAGCCCTAGCATCTGCTTGAAACTTAACCCAATCTTCCCACAGCCCATAACGTCCGTAAAGATACATAATGCTTTTGAGTTCAGCCTCTTTTCTTTTAACCTCTTCAAGAGCCATAAACTCTTCAAGATCATTTCCAAATGTACTATTACGCTTTTTGCTTGCTTTGGATTGCAGGTCTTCCTTCGCAAAGGCAAAATCCGCAATCGCTTTCCCTGCCGAGGCAAGTTCTTTGCCGTTTGCAATCGTCTTCTTTATGACGGCAAACGCACTGTTTATTGCCACAAGCTCTGCTAACATTAGTTTCTATATCCGCCTCCCTTTGCTTTGTAGGCTTTTGCTAACATCTGGGCTTTTCGCGCCGACCATTGGCCCGGTCTGCCGCCTTTGCCACCAGCCTTTATACGATTAAACAATGCTTTTCGCATTGCAGGTTTGGTGTAATTACCAGCAGCGTTGACAGCCATTACTTACCTACTTTCTTTTGTGCTTCTTTATGAGCGGCGGTAAATGATTTTCCATCTTTCATTAACTTACGCATTAACTTCATATGCTTGGCTGTATGATGAACAGAGTGTTTTTTCAACGTACTTGTTTGTCTCTTTGTCAACATAGAAGCCATTATACCTTACCTTCTTTTTGTTGTATGCAATCTTTTGCTGTTACTCTTGTAAAAGGAAACTTCTGATAAATAGTAAATTCCATTTCCTTTAACCTATTTAAACATTGCTCTTCTTTTATATATGGCCCTTCTGTGTCTTGAGCAACGAGACATTGTTGCCCACCAAAGCCAACCCAACAAATAAGAAGAGATGCATAAAACATTAATAACCGCGAGAATAATTGCCAGCAGCAGGCATCTTCTTTTTTGGCATTGCTTTCTTTGCGCCTTTTTTGGCAGCCTTCTTCATAGGCTTCATCATCTTTCCAGCATGTTTTGGCATTTTACTTTCCTTTCATTTTTGCTTTTATAATTTTTTGCTGTAATGCTTTTGGCAATGTTTTTTGTTTTGCTGTAAGCATTGATTTTTTAACTGCTTTCTTTTTCATCATTTCTTTTTCCTCTTCTTTGCGGCTTGATACCTAGCCAATAAACGGCGACCTTTGGCTACCGCAGATGCTTTATCACCAGAGTGACCCCATGCGACTAGTGACAGCTTCAAACGTGTCGGTCTGCCCTTCTCGTCTTTCAGTGGGCCTTTTGCTGAACCCATTCGTACAAGGAACGAACCCTTCCTTCTTAGCTTCTCTGGTGTATTTGCTGCACCCTTTACTGGTGCTTTCAGATTGCCCTTCTTGCCAGACTTCGTTCTGTACGATGCCCTGCCCTTTGCATTCAGTCCGCCTTTTGGATTCTGACCTGCTTTGCGTGTCCATGCTGGTGACTTTGCCATTATTTAATTCTTTGTTCTCGTACAATTTTGTCCAAAGGATATCTTATATCTCTAGGATCAAATTCTGATTCAGGTTCATCAATTCCTATTTCTGGTGGATCAACAGTATCCAGTGATGCAAATCCACTTCCGTCATCTTTATCAGACCCTATGGTTGATGCTTCAGCCCTTCCAATAAACATATCAAACAAACTTGCACGTTTGTTCGTCATTGGGCCATGAAAAAAATAATCACTTGCATGAGGCGGAATGTCGTCATCGTAATCAGTGTTAAGTGTTTTTGTTTTGTATAATTTTATATTTGTAGGACGAGGCAGTGGGCCTGTTATATTTTCATCTGAATGAACAACAAGACCATTACCATCATGAGATACAGCTAAATCTTTATACCCATCTACAAAAGCAGCCTTTGCAAAATCTAAATCTGGGTTGCCAATGTTTATTTTTACTTTTCTGCCAACATCTTTTTTGTTGTCTTTGTAATCACGGCTACCCATCAAAAAAGCAAGATTATGTATCTTTTGAAAATTAGTGGCATCAGAAGATTT